ATGATTGACCCTTTTAAATACAAAGGCTCATGTATTGCCTCTGGCATACCAATTAAATACTTAAAATATTTTAAAGAGGTGACAGCTCATAAAAATGCTATGAACATAAGATACAGGTACAGAGGTGTTTCAAAACCTTATTATCAAAGACCTCAATCTTTTTGTCATATGCATGGTGCTGATACTTTCGCACTATACACCAGATAACTTCTTTGTTTGTTGTTGTTTCCCCCTAGTAGAGATACTAGGGGGTTTTTATTTTTAGATATTTTGTAATCTTGGATCTTTAGAAGTAATATTTGTTTTTGCCTTTGGTCTAGCAATAGATTGTTTACTTCTTTCTCTCAATTGAGCCTTTGTAGAAATCTCTTGTTGTTTTTTCTTAAACAACGATTTCAAATCCCATTTGAAATTCATACCACCCTCCTTGTTAAAGTTAGGTGCGTTGCTTCGGCATTTGCCTACTTCCAACATAATAATGTTCAACGTTTAATTATTTATCCTCGTCTTCTTCGTATGTAGAAGGACAACCACCCCAATCGTGGTTATCATCGTTGACAATTAAACCTCTATTATGTTTTTCCTGTAAATATTTTTCTTCATCTTCCATATAGCTACTTATAAATCAAAGTTTACAGAATTTACAGCTATTTTGTAAATCGAGTCAATACATTGTAAAGATAAATTGACTCTAATTTACTAATACTTTAATACGATAGAGATACTTTGTAAGGGGACTATTTGGTTGATATCCCCAAGGTTGTTTTTTCTTAGGTTTTCTTTTCTTCTTTTTAGACACGAAGTTTTACATTTACTTATAATATATAAAATTTACACATCAGGTATAGAAAAGTAGCAGAGCAGAAAAAAGAATCCGACAGCTAAATAGTAGTAAAAAGGAGAAATGAATATACAATGTTTACACTTACCACCAAATCAAAAAACTTCTATCTTAATATACTTAAAATTTTTAGTGTGCGTGATGATGATAGCATCGATGCTGGTGTCAAATCTTACTGCCAGGCCGAATACGGTAAAGATTGGTATTGGGCGTACAATTCTTACAAAACAGACGGAAAGTTTCCATCAGTTGCAATATCCAGAATCAACAGAGGCATCCATTAATGTGGCCATATAACGAAGAAGAAAACGACTTTATTTCAAAGACCGCCAAAAGTTAATTATAGGATTATCACTAGTCTTATTTTTATCTTTCGTAGGCATTTCTACATAAAAGATAATACTAAACACTATTAAGGTTACCACCATACCAATGGCTAATAACCCTATTCCTTGAAAGAATAACATACAGTATATATTAGAGTTTAAAAGAGTTTCCTCCGGATTTTGGGAGACCGGTTTCCAAGGTCCTCTGGAGCTTTTCCTGACGGACTAACACCGATATATATAATATCACAAAGCTTGACATTACCGCCATAATAGTGTATACTAGACATATGAAAAAGAAGTATTTCCACGAAGTTATTGAAGAAGACGAAAAGATACTAGCAATAGGTCTTAAACAGTCCAGGTTGCATAAGAAAGAAAGACTTGAAAGAGAAAAGATAAGACAAGCCAATATGCAATCAGATAATATTGAAATGGAAAAATTAAAGAATGAATAGAGATATATTTGAAAGTGTCATAGATGTAGGTAGTGGTTTTCTATTGGCCGTTCTTATACAACTCCTAATATTCCCTTTATTCGGTCTCTATCCGTCTATCTTTGATAGTATGGGTATTGCACTCATCTTTACTGTAGTGTCCATGACAAGGTCTGCACTATGGCGTAGATACTTTAGAAAGAAAAGAAGTTGATTAGAGGATGCATAGGGTTTAGTTATATCTCAGGTCACCTGTATGGCCATATGTTAATAGTAAGAGGGAAAAGAGTATTAAGTGTGCCTCTGCCTATTGGTGTATATGGGATAATGAAAAGACTTTGGACTTCAAAAAATATCCTTGGAAAAATTTTATATAAGAAACCTAATTGGCGTGAGGAGATGGAAACAGCTAAATCGCCTTAGTATATTTCTCTACAACCATATTACATTTATAGATTAGAAGCCAGCTCCAGTCCTAGCTAAGCGCTTTTTCTGGTAGTTTTTCCTAGTTAAGATTTATAGGTACTGCGTTAATGTCAACTTCGCCGGCGTTTATCTCTACTTCACCGTTTATATTCGTAGTTTGCGTTTGTGCTGACTCTATGATATTACCTTCAACGGCCATAGTAAAGTTACCACCAACCTTAACGTTGTAATCACCACCACTATTTACGTTTATGTTACCATCTACGGTAACCATATTAATGTTGCCTTTGTCCACTTGTATGTTAATGTTAGCATTTGGCCCTATCTGTAGGTCATAGTGGTTATTGGTGGCGCCGTCTTTGTTAATGTATATCTTGTGTCTGCCATTTATGGTTAAGTCTTTGTTACCTTCAATTAACTCTTGCCTTTTGCCACCGGTAAAGGTATACTGGTCGCCTTTAATTATGTCGGTCTTTGTGCCATCTGGATGTATTTCAAAGGAAGTACCAGTCTTGTGTCGTAGGTGTATTCTTTCATGTTCGGGTGTATCATCGTATTCCACCAGATGACCTGATTCGGTCTCCATTACCTTGTTGTAAGGATAAACGGTGGCATAGGGTATTTCAGGCTGGTCAAATGTGTCACCATCGCTGGCCTCCACTACCGAATCATCTGCAGCTTCTACTGTATTAAAGTCTGCCGTTGCTACTCCGTTAATCCTTGTTGCCCTACGAAGAGGTAAACTTAGGTGTGGATTGGTCTCCGAACCATCCTCCTTGAGGTTAACGGCTAATCTGTTTGTATCTACTTCATCTATATGCCGTGGGTAAACTCCGTTAGGGTCATAAAAGCCCTTGTCTTTATTTGCCAACTCAAACGGCCTGCCAGGTATACTACCCAACACAACTGGCTCTTGCATTGCCTCACCATCTCTAAAGTAACCAAACACCCAACTACCTTCAACTAAAGCAGAGGGACTTTCACCAACACCAGATATGCTAGCACCAGTCACCGGCATTATACATTGAGCCCATGGTAGATCGGCCGTTGGCAAGTCTGTCTTGTTATCTGTATGAATACCTATACATCTCACACGAACACGGCCAAGGTACTGAGGGTCTTGTCTGTCTTCTACAACACCAGTAAACCAAGTAAAACCGTTACGGCCGCTAAAATTTTTGTCTGAGTTCATTTTATTTCTTTCGATATTTGTTTTGTTTTATTACGCTGGCTATACGTCATTTAGTTCTATTTCTCTTCTTACTACGCACCACTACATGGCCATGCTTTAAGTAAACTCCAATACCCTTTAATATACTATATATGTTGGAAACCTTATCTTTTATTCTACGCCCTATACTATCAGGTATACAGGTTTGACAGCATTCTGGTGTCCCACAATAGATATGTTCATTGGCATTCTTAGTCATGTGTTGGTCTCCTCATTGTTACCGGAAGCGTCGGAAACTCTCTGGTCTCTATACATCGTCTAAATCATATAGAGATACGGTTTCTAGTTTACTCTCTTCCTTTTCTAATACTTCTAATCCATCTGGCATTTGTGTTGGTACACTATCTTTTACAGCTCGTAGGTTTATTGTGTGTTTTTGTGCAATCATATCAAACTTATGTTTAATTGATAGTATTAAGTATCTACCTGAGTAATATGGATTTAATGTTTGTGCTTGGTCATGTGCAACTGGTCGTTGGTCTGGCAATGCAAAACTTATCATATTACCTACATTTAATCTTGTTTGGCCTGGTACGGTCATTATTAAATGAAAGTTAGCTAATTGTGCTCTTTGTGTTACCTTGTGTGGTAGTATATTTTCAGGTGGTGTAAATTCATAGTCATTGTGTACCTTTTTTGTATCTACTACATTCATTAACTTTGCAAGAGGGTAATCAGATAATGCCTTGTCTTGGTCAACAAATACTAATGGTCGCAAATACTTTTCATTTACTTTACCACCATCATTATGCTCTGTATGAAAGTAATTACCAAAGTTATCGTGGTAATCATAGTCATAGGTACTAATCTTTTTGTTATAGATATCGTTTGTTACTAATCTATTGGCAAATAGACCATTGTTTATTTCTTCTAGTGTATTGACTACATCAACAAAGGAATAACTGTCTGGTGATTGTAAATCTTTTACGACATCTATGTTTTTATCTGGTGTACGCACCTTAGCTGGTTGCATTGCGTATGCCTCTATTACAGGTCTTGCTGTATGACCACCTTTGGCAAACATGGATTCAAAACTTCTAAAGTTAAACCCTTGTGTGTCTTCGTAAAACAAATAACCTGCATTTAAATAGTTTTTTGCAACTGATTGATCTGCAAGAAACTTAATTGCTCTAAAGGGTTTGAGGTTTGGTATTACAAACTTGGTATTGGTGGCAGTTGGTTCTACAACCAAACTCTTACGACTAGCTAAAAACTTATCGTCTTTTACTATCTCGTTGACCATATTTTCTATAGGACCAGTAAATGCTTTTGATATTCTTGTTATACCATTGCGTATTGCTTCTTTACTTGTAAAGTGTACACGATATATTTGTTGTCTAGCAGTACCACCTGATATACGAATCTTATCTACTTTATAGACGTTTAATGTGGTGCCTGTAACTTCCATGTATTTAATTTCTCTTTGACCTGGTGTAAATACATGAAGTTCTAATCTCTCGTTACCTGTTAATGGTAACATGGTTCTAAAATCTTGTCCGTCTGCAACATCTATACTACCATTAATACATGGCATAGTAACATCTTCAACAAGTGTGATATTCATTGTCTGAGGTTGTATATTAACACGAAAGGCTTTCTCACTACCCTCTGCTTTTCTAAATGAAATGATGTTACAGGTTTTTAGTCTAAAATCACCTGCGTAATTAATAATATTATCTTGGTTGTCTGAAGCTGCCATAATTCATTATCTTTTTACTAGTGTTTCAAATTCTTCAACAAACAAATTCAAATATGCTTTATCTAACAATTTGATTTGTCTTTTTCTGTCTTGTTCTCTTAATTCATATTCATAGTTTGATACAGATTGACCGTCTGAGTCTGTACTATTTACTTCTATCATGTGGTCATAATCAGCAGGACCATTACTTGTTGTATCACCACTTGATTGTACTTTTTCATAATGATGTACTGCTTGAGGGTTAGTATATTTGTTTGTAACATATGTTTCAAATGATGAGTTAGATAAAGGCCAATCATAATACCTATCTGATATATCATTCATTAAACATATTACCCAAAAATAATCTGTTGTACCAAAATGTTTATATGATATACTTTCTGGTGTATCACCGTCTTGTACATCATAAAAAGAAAACATAGCAAGTTTGTCTTTGATACTCTCTCTTACTTTTAATCTTCTAAAAATATCAGTTACTATTTTGACATTGCCATTATTTTCAAGGTCATACTGTCTTTTAGGAAATGTTTCAAAATACTTTGCCATTAATAACCATCCACTATTTCACGTTTAGTTAATATAGTTGTTTCTGTAAATGATAATGCCATAGTTACGTTTACAGGAGCTGCACCTTCATCATCAAATTGTCTAAATGTTTGAAAGTCACCATCACCATAATTTACTTCTACACTATCTAATACACATCTACTTAACTCATGTAAAAAATTATTCTTTTGATCGTTGTATGCGTAGTGTATTTCAAACTCAGATGGCACTCTAAAAAATCTACCACCTGTGGCAGTATCTAATTCTGGATGCATATGAAACTTGAAAAACTTTATTATCTTTTGTATATCTTGTGCTTCGTCTTTGTTTCTTGCCATTAAATTAAATGTATAACTAAACTGTCTAGGATTTACACGTTCAAATATTGCCTCACTAAAATTGTTTTCAGCAGTAGCAGTAACTTTTGTAATAGCAGAACCTACTTCTATACCAAAACTCTCAGCTGCACCTACGGCCATCTTTCTTGCACTTGATAACAATGCACCACCAACACCTTTTAAAAATTCTGTAACTTGACCTTGTGTATCACTAGCAGCCATTGTACGACTTAATGTACCTGCAAATTGACCAGCAATACCTAATTCTTTATGACCACTATCTACACCATATGTTGCCTTAATTCCAGGAGGCATATACAACGCAACACCACCTGTAACTTGCGTATGTGTTTGTAATCCACCTGTCAATACACTATTTGCAGCTGGTTTACCCATTTCTATATCACTACCACCACGTCTTGTTTTTAATTTTTTAACAGAGTATTTGTGACCTACACTATTGTATGAACCGGTTGCTGTGTCATAATAAGTTCCCACATCTTCACTATCTATTGCCAAACCTTTATTTTTCTGATAAAACTCGTTATCAATTTTAAGTGATTTAGTATTTGATATAGAATAGAATATCATATAATGGCCACCGTCTTGTCCTAAATCTCTTGGAAACTGTATGTGTTGAAACTCTAAAGGGTTTCTTGTAAGGTGTGCTGTAGGTGATTTACTATGATCTAGTTCTAATGGATTTTTCTTTAATAGATCCACGGCAGCTGCCTTAGGGTTTTGTGATATACCCCTACTACTGCCTAAAAACGAATTGGCTGCGCCTATGATTTGACTTAACTTTATGGATGCCATATAAATAATCCTAACTATATTATAATATTTATAAGAGAAATGACAATGGCATACAAAGGATTATATAAACCCACCAACCCTAAGAAATACGCTGGCGACCCCAAAAAGATAGTATACCGTTCTAATTGGGAACGTAAATTCATGTTATACTGTGATAGAAATGATAGTATCATATATTGGGCTAGCGAAGAATTACCTATACCGTATTACAATCCAGTAACTAAAAAAGTTCACAGATACTTTCCAGACTTTATCATAAAAACGGACAAAGGCAAGAAGTTTATGATAGAGATTAAACCTGCCAAGTATTTAAAACCACCTAAACCAGGTAAAAGAAAGACTAAACGTTTTTTTGGTGAACAAGTTGAATACATTAAAAATCAAGCAAAGTGGAAAGCTGCAAGTAATTATTGTGAAGACCAAGGCATGGTATTTAAGGTGTTTACTGAAAAAGAATTAGGTCTTTACTAGAAACCTAATACTTCAAATTTAAATTCTTTATCTTGCGTACCTGTATCTTCACTCATATAATTTTGTTGAGATGATACTGTACTAACTTTAGCGCCTTCAACATATGTGCTTTGATCGCCACCACCTGAACCATTTGTAGCACCTACAAACTCTGCACTCTCATTATTCAAGTCATTACCTGTTGCACCACCTGTTGTTGCTGGTTCATAACCAATATTAGAACCTCTTTCTAAAATATATTTAATCTCTTCCATATCATCAAAAGTAGCGGCTGTTATGGCAGCTGATGTATTACCACCATTCTTTGTAAATTGGAGTTTATTAAAACCTTGTTCATATGCCATCAATGATTTTTCTATATCAAATTGATATCCTGACATTGCCATAAAATCATTAATTTGATTTTCATATTTTTTTGTGTCACCTGCTAATCTATCAAAGGCTGAATTTTTCATCTCTACTTCTTCTAATGCCATTTCTTTATCAGCTCTCTTATTAAGTATTGCTTCTTTCATTTCTTTTGCTTTACCACCAATAAGAGGTATATCTTCTACTGATTCTAAAATACCTATAACTAGATTATCAAACAGTTCTCTAATTTTTCTAAATGGTGCCATTGCAAAATCTAT